ATTTTATAACAAAATATCTAACATAAGCTTTTGGAGTTGGATGGCGACACGCTCCAAGAGATCAAGTTGCTGCGGGCGTTTGTCTATCGGATCTCTGGGATGCTGGACGGGAAGATAGTTTTCGACGAGGACGGCATTGCGCTGGCGCGGTTGATGACTACGATGTGCACTGCGATTGGAAACTTGACAACCCGGCGGGCGTTTGAGACCGGGAAGATCACCGACGTCCAGGCTGCGATAACTGAAGCGATCATCGAGAAAGGCCCGATCAGCTTCCCGCACCTTATAGGCAGAAAATAATGAACACTGGAGGAGTTGAGCGGAAGCAGTTGAAACGGGTCGCAAAGCAGTACATGCGTTCTGTTCCTAACTTTGTCCGCTTGGGGACCGGCATCCGGCTGCGGCCTTATCAGACCCGGCCGTTGGGGGCTATTTTAAACTCGATCGACAAGGGGCTGGGGTTATCGTTTGTGATCGTGTTTCCCCGTCAAAGCGGTAAAGACGAACTGATGGCCAATTTGAAAATTTACTTGATGTGTATACTTTCCCCTTGGGAGCATAGCATCGTGGAAGTTAACCCCACTTACAAGCCCCAGACGATCAACGCGATTATGCGCCTGGAAGTGCGCATGAATCTCAATCCGCTGACCTACACCCGCTGGCGGAAACGCTCCGACTTCATCCGCCAGATTGGGATGTGCCGGACCAGCTTCCTTTCGGGGGACGGGCAGGCCAACGTGGTGGGGGCGACGGCCTCGGTATTATTGATCATCAACGAGGCTCAGGACATCTTGCCGGCCATTTACGATAAGAAATTTGCGCCCATGTGCGCTTCTACCAACGCAACTAAGATTTTTTGTGGAACTGTATGGACTTCGAATACCCTACTGGCTCGTGAGATGCGGGTTGCGAAGAAATTACAGGCCGAAGACGGTATTCGGCGGCTGTTCATGGTGGACGCCGATGTCGTGAGCAAGTATCACAAGCCGTATGGCTTACACGTGGCCGAACGGGTGGGGGCACTCGGACGACAGAACCCGATGGTTAAAACCCAATACTTTAACGAAGAGATTGACGCTCAGGCCGGCATGTTTAACACAAACCGGCGGGCTTTGATGCTGGGTGATCAGGAACAGCAGGATGTACCGGTGAGCGGGCACATCTATGCCATACTGGTCGACGTGGGGGGACAGGACGAAGCCTTACTGAACCTGGAGGGCTTGGGCAACCCGGGGCGTGATTTTACGACTGCTACGATCGTGGATATTGATCTTTCGATGTTGGATACCTATCAGGCACCGATTTACCGGGTGGTGGCCCGGCGTTCGTGGCAGGGAGTTAACCACATGGTGATCCTTGGCCAGTTGGCGGCGGCGGCGGCTGTCTGGAGGCCAATTCACATCGTCATCGATGCGACCGGGGTGGGTGAAGGACTGTGGGCGATGATGGACAAGGCTTACCCGGGTAAGGTTATCCCGGTGAAGTTTAGCCAGGGTGTGAAGAGTGAGATTGGCTGGGGGTTCCTGGCGGTGATCGAGTCGGGCCGGTTTCGGGATTGCGCGCCGATGAAGGAAGTTGATCTACAATATAGCTACTGTCAAAGCGAGATACTACCGGGGCCCTCGAAGACTCTGCGCTGGGGGGTAAAGGACGGCACCCGGGACCCGGCAACCGGCGAACTGGTACACGATGATTATGTGGTTGCGGATAGCCTGGTATCGCAACTAGATAAATTGGAATGGGTGCTGCCGACTGAGGCCGTAATAGTCGAGGCGGCTGACCCGTTGCTGGAGATGAGTCGAATCTAATGGCAGATAAAAAGCGGTCTTCGTGGCTGCCGCGGTTTGCTAAGGCCCTGCTAAAGACACAGGTGGAGCAAGCGGTTGCGGCTGAATTAGCGGTGCGGGAAACCGACTCGACCTTCTTCCCGGGCGGGATCAGCGTTAACTACCGGGATCGCTACGATTACGATAGAACAAAAGTTCTGAGTGAGTGTTTACGGGCCTGGCGGGTGCAGCCATTGGCCCGCCGGTTCGTTAAACTGTACACTCAATTTATTATTGGGAACGGGATTGTTATCAAAGCGGATCACAAAGCCACCCATGTATTTCTAAATCAGTGGTGGGATGATCCGCTGAATAACTTCGATGAGCAGATCCCTGAATGGATGGACGAAATCACCCGGTCGGGGAATCTGTTTGCTTTGGCGTCGGTTAACCCCGCTGACGGGATGACATATTGGCGGGCGGTGGCGGCTGATCAGATCGACAAGATTGTGACCCGCGAGAACGACATCCGCCAAGAGATTTACTACACGCCTATAGATGTCGACGCGGCCGGCTGGGAGGCCTATGACCCCATGGTGGATCAGACGGCGTTTATGCTGCACTATGCCGTGAACCGGCCAGTGGGGACCAGTTGGGGCGAGCCGGACCTGGCGCCCTTGTTGCCCTGGATTGGGCGCTACTCGGCTTTTCTGGAAGACCGGGCGCGCCTGAACCGCTATCGAAATACTTGGCTGGTGATCTGGAAGAAAAAGTGGGAGAACGAAGCCAAGAAGATTAGCAAACAAAACGAACTGAACACCAACCCGCCCCCCCCTGGGTCGTACTTATTATTGGATCAGGACGAGACTATCGAAATGCCTTTCCCGAACCTGGCATCGGCGGACGCCGAAAAGGACGGGATGGCTTTCAAGAAGATGATTGCGGGGGGTGGTGGGTTTCCGCTGCATTACCTGGCTGAACCGGAGAGCAGCACCCGCACGACTGCGGAGGCCGCTGGCACGCCTACTTTTAGGGGACTAGAGCAGGCCCAGACGTCATTTTTGCGCTTTGTGGCTCGGATGGCAGTGATATCGGTAAAGATCCGCAAGGAATACCAGAAGCAAGTCAAGACAGATTGCAAGGTAGAGGTATTGGGGCCTGACATTACCGAGCGTGATAACGCACAACTGAGCCTGGCGGTGGCGCGCATCTATCCGCATGTGGCTGACTTGTTCGATAGGGACGGGATCGATGAAGCGGAATTACTGCGCTTGGTGTACCGGATGGCGGGTGAGGCCTACGATTCGAACGCCAATGTACCAGGGATCAAAAAAAGACCGCTGAAGCCGGTTGACCCGGCGGCGGTGCCGGCGGTTGAGCCGGATACGGAAGAAGAAGGAGAGTCGGATGTCTAAAACTATAGCACCCACCTTATACAGTGCCCCCTATCAGGAGAAGTTGGACCTGCCGGGACGGGCCGAAATCTTACCCGTGATCGAAAGCGGCGAACTTGACCACCTGGATTTTGACGCCCGGGTGTTTCAAGCCGGCACGAATCGCAATCACTACACATTTAGAGACGAGGACCTGGATGCATTTGCGGCCAGCTTTGTCAACCGGCCGTTTCTGCGTAATCACGCCACCTATGATATCGGGGCGCGGGATGGGATTATCCTTTTGTCCCGCCACGAGGATGGCGCTTTTGTGCAGAAAATTCGCTTGACAACCCGGGCCGGGATGACCGACTTTATCGAAGGCCGGATTGACCGGTTTTCGATTGGCTGGTTCTTCGACAAAGTGCTGTGCAGTTTGTGCCATACCAATTGGTACCGCTGCCCGCACAGCCCGGGTCAGGAATACGAAACCGAGACCGGTATGCAAACTTGCGAGTTGATATTTACCAACCCGCAAGGCAAAGAGACGTCGGCAGTCAATACGAACGCGGTCGAGGGGACCGGACTACTGGCTGCTTTGCAGGACTATAAACTAGAAATTATTAGCGGAGAAACGTCCGCTGTAATCGACGCCCGTCACGCAGTGGCGGAAACGCCTACCCGCACAGAGACCCATAAGGAGGTACTCATGCCAACCACAGAACAAAACCCTGGCGGGCAGTCGCCCGTCGCCCCTGTCGAAACGGTTGAAAACAACCGCCTGGCCGCGATCGAAGCCAGCCGTCTGGCTGCGCTCGAAGCTAACCGCCTGGCGTCTGCTCAACTCCTCGGCGAGAAAGAGCGCTTAGATGCGCTCGAAGCACAGCTCGAAGAGAGCAATGCTGTATTAGTGGCCCAATGCGAGCATTTGCTCACGTCGGGGCTGTCCACTTCGCGTTTGCCGGAGATCGTGCAAGGCCGGTTGCGCAAGAAATTCGAAGGGCGGGCTTTCAAGGCGTCGGAGTTATCCGTTGCTATTGAAGAGGCCCGCCTGGAAGTATCGGCGCTGACCGCTGGTTCAGTTATAAAAGGACCAGGACGGGTTAGCGGGATGGTTGCTAACGCCGATCAACTGCAAGCGGCCGTAGAGGATATGTTTGCAGTGCCCCGTGACCCTGCTTTGGCTGGGGTGAAGCCGGCCCGCTTGGCTGGCATTCGGGAGTTGTATCTCACCTTGACCGGTGATTACGACTTGCGGGGCGGCTATAGTGTTGAGGCGGCTTTGGCGACCACGGCGGATTTCACCGGCCTGGTTAAGAACGCCCTCAATAAAGTCGTCGCCCAGCAGTGGGAGATGATGGGTCGGGCTGGTTACGATTGGTGGGAGCGGATTGTTCAGATCGAGCATTTCGACACGCTTAATTCCATCACTGGGGTGCTGATGGGTACCGTAGGCAGTCTGCCGGTAGTAGCTGAACAGGGTGAGTACACTGAGCTTTCGATTGGTGACAGCCCTGAGACCGCCAGCTTCGTGAAATATGGCGGCTATATTCCCCTGACCCTGGAGTTGATCGACCGCGACGAGACCCGCAAACTGCGGGCCTATCCGGTTGAATTGGCTAACGCGGCCTTGCGGCGGATTAGCGGCCTGTGTGCGGCGGTCTTCACTGACAATTCTGGCATTGGCCCGACCATGGCCGATACCGGAGCGCTCTTCAATGCGACTGCGGTTACTACGGCTGGCGGGCACGCCAACTTGTTGACCACTGCCCTATCGGCTTCCCAGTGGGAAACCGTTTGCACGGCGGTCTTCAACCAGCCGATGCTGATCAAGCAGGCTACCGGTTTCTATGGGACCGGGGCGAAGATGGGGATTGACCCGCGTTTCTTGCTGGTGCCCCGCACTCTGCGATTGACTGGCAGGAAGATCCTGTATCCTGAACTGGAGAATGCAGCGAACATTTACAGTGAGAACCTGCAGCGCGGCCGGGATGGGGATGTGGTTGTGGTCCCTGAATGGACTGACACCACGGACTGGGCGGCGGTAGTCGATCCTGCTATCGTCCCTGGGATCATCGTGGGCGAGCGTTTTGGGATAAAGCCGGAAATTTATATCGCTGGCCGCGACACTGACCCGGCGGTATTTATGAACGACGAACACCGGATCAAGGTGCGGATGTTCAACGCCATCTTGGTGCAGGACTTCCGGCCACTACACAAGTCGAATGTGTAAACATGGATGCTGAAGAGATTAGGGCTGCGGCTACCAGACTGGCCGCAAAAACTCCGCTACACTTGGGGCAGGCGACTATGCCTCCCCTGGGGTGGCGGCTTGAAGGGGAAGCGCTGGTGGTTATCCTGGCCGATGGACGTAAAGTTCGTGGGTTGGTGAGTGACTATTTGGTGGAGGAAGTAAAGGAACCAGAGGAAACAAAGGATTCAGAGGAGCCAAAGGATTCAGAGGAGCCGGAGGTTGCAGAGGTGGTGAAGGCTGCGAGGGGGCCAGATGGAAAAGCGAAGGCGGCTGCCAGGCCTAGGCCGAAACGCAAAGCGCCGGCAAAGAAGTAAATCAATCACTAACCCCAGCGGGGGCTTTCTCCGCTGGGGAATAACCCTATAAGGAGACCAAACCATGGGTTACGTACACGATACATCTATGAGTCAATATATCCCCCCGACCCTGTTCCATTGTGTGACGGGGACCTGGACGGACGCGGCTGGGGCGGTGACTGACACCATCGCCAAGCATGTGGCGGCAACTGATGAGGTCGCTACTGTTAATATTCCGATCATCGTTCCCAGCAACAGCGTGGCTTCGAAGGGCGCTTATCTCAAATCGATTGAAATCGATTACGAGATCCTGGTGGCGGCTTGCGACGCGGTGTCGGCCGTGGTCAACAAAGTCACCCGCGGCGCGGATGGCGCGGTGGCCGTTGTGGCGGCCCAGACCTTCACCTACGACGCCGGCCATGACACGGCTGCCGAGCGCATCGATGTGGATCAGCACAAGATGACGCTGACCATCACCACGCCCTTCTGGCTTGACAACGATGAATATGCCTTGGTCGAACTCACGTTCGATAAGGCTGCGACCACCACCGTTGACCTGCTGGCCGCGGTTGCCAACTTTACTTTGCGGATCTAGGGCCATGAATCTGGAAACGATTATGATCGCGGGTGTGCCCCTGCTGGCCGTAGTATTCGGCCTGGTGGAATTCACCAAGAAGCTGGGGTTGACGGGCGAAAAGTTGACCGTGGTATCTATGGTGACAGGCCTGCTGTTGGGGGTCGGTTACCAGATATCGGTGAGCGGTTTGCCGGTAGAGTTTGGGGCTTGGTTCGGTGTGGTTGTCTTTGGGCTGGCTATTGGATTGGCGGCTAGCGGCATTTACAATTTTATTGATCAAAGGACCACAAACCAATAATAGAAAAGAAAAAAGGGCGGGGTGTTATAACCCCCGCCCTTTTTGGAGTGTGAGATATGGCGCTTTCGGGTCAGACTACTGTAACAACGGCGGGCACTGCTGTGGCCTTGGGGGACCAGGT